TTTGGTGGAGGCGGAGGGAATTGCACCCTCGTCCAGTTCAGTCTTCGATCCGTATCATCAAATTGTATTATATTTATACCACAGCTTTAGAGTAAAGTCAAGGCACTTTTAAAATTTAATTTTTTCACCCTTTTTCGTAGGCCCAGTAGGAACCATCTGTGATTGTTGACCAACAGAGATAAAACAAGCATACTCATTTTTTATGAACTCAAGAACACTTATCGATCCTGTATCAGCATTACGCAACACCATAACTTTATTTCCATACTGGGAATCTATCCAAAAACCGATAGGTTTTTCTTGGGAAGTTCTTTCAATACCTTCTAGGAAAACATCAACTGGACCGCAAAGAACAGGTTTCTGTATTATAAATCCTTCCACCACTGGTTTATCTTTTTTATCTTCTGTTGGTTTTTTTTGAGACTTTTCGGCCAGTTGTTGATCTGTTTCTATTACTACTGGTTTTGACGATGTTAGGTCTTTGGGAGTATTACTGTTGGTCTGACAACCCATTAACAGAACCACCGCCAATATTGTGGCTAGGTGTTTCATTTTGTTCTCTCCATATGGTGGCAGTTTCTACCAATGCATCTAGGTAATCAAACTTCTCTTTTACAAACTCTTGTACAGTACCATCTTCGGTTACACATAGAATAACAATCTGATCTATCTCTGTACCAGTTCTTTCTTCGTACATTTCTGCATAAGCTGAACATTGGATGTAATAGTTTTCATTCCATTCATCATTGCGTTCTTTAGTTGAAGTCTTGAAGTCTATAATAGACAGTACACCATTGTACTCTGCAATACAGTCAACTCTACCCGCTACCTTGTATTTATCACTATAGAGTCCCGCTTCTTGTGCATGGATGTTATCTATTTTTGACATAACTTTCTGTAATTGAGTAAACAAACACCAAGGTAGAAAATCTTTCTGATGATGATCTATATTATCATTATTGAGATAATCTTCACACATATGGTGAACCTTAGTACCACGAGCTGCAGCCTTACCAGCAATGTAGTTTGCAGTCTTTTCACCTACACGTTTACGCCATTCCACCAATCCAGATTTATTACGGACTGATAGAATAGTTGTAATTGAAGGATACTTGTTTCCTTCTGGTGTTTCATAAAGACGAACACCATTAGTTGTTGTTGCGCTTATAGGGGGCAACTCCACATTCATATGATTAAACATTATATAACTATACCTTATTTATTTAGATTTGTCAAGTCACTTATACGTTACGCATTCTTTCTACAAGTCTTTTTGCACGATTTGGTACTTGACGATACCAAGCACTATCTACCATCTCATCAGCAGCTGCGTTCCAATCACGAGCATCAACACCACGTTTCATTCCCTTGAACTTACTCAAACGCGGCCGCCCCATATTGAATATCATATTAGCAATTATTTCCTGAGCATCTTCTGGCAAATCTCCAAAATCTCCGTAGAGAGATTCGCAGTCAGACAAGACTGAAACGAGATCGGCTTCAAAGGCTTCTTTGACTCTTTCTTCACTAACGGCGGTTCCTGTATCTTGTCCGTGTTCAGCATCGGAATCCAAAATAAGATGACCAATCCCAAAAGTAGGGTAGCCAAGATGATCTTTATATATTTCATATTTAACACCCTCATCTATTTCTAACTGTTCTCTTAATCTTTCAATATTCATTTTATTATCCTATCTAATATTTATTACGCAACAAGTTCTTCTTGGTTTTCCCAAATTGCATTTTCCTTCATTGGGTTAGCAGGGTCACGACCCATCCAAGCACCCCACTCATTATAGAAGTGCCGCATACCTACTTCATCATGAATAGTTTCATTTTCATGGCGACCATGTAATATATGTCTATGTTCTGAGCCAGGCTGCATACTTGATCCTTGACCTTGAATACCAAGTAAGTCTTCATGCAAGTTACGACCAAATGGGCCCCAGATTGTGTTGTGATGTTCTATACGAGTTTTGCGTTCCAAAGGAGTATCTTTTTTAAGACCAAATCCACGAAACTCTATCATTACTTTATCTGGGCCTAGTGGAGTTACAACGTCTGTACGCAATGCACTACCACGTAAATTGAAGTTCATGCCGGGAAATAAATCAATCATATACCACTGATTGGGTGGTAAAGTAGGAAAACTTAATTCTCCACGATCTTTACCATTCTCCATTGCTGTATATTGTACTTCAAAACTTCCTACATTAACGTGACCATTATCAAACCCTGTACACTTACGAGCAAAGTATTCATCATTAAATCCTGTTGTACGATTGAAGTAATGCATATAATCGTGATAAAATTCACTGTTTGTATCATGCCATAATTTATAGTTACTACCAATAACTGCTTTGTGATAATGGAATACTTCTAATGGTTCTGTGTCAAGTGCTGGGCGAATACAATCAAACGCACCAGCAGCCCAACCTTCTACATCCTGAGAAGGTTCTGGATTAATTGTAACCCAAACCATACCACCAAACTTAACTTCACAATGTAGTTCTGGGCAGTTCCAGTGATCGTAACCACCGTCAGCTTCTAAGTTACCACTCACTGGTAAAGATTGAAAGTTATGTTGAAACGCAACAACTCTTTCTTTGTCACGAATCATTGCTACTTTAGAACCAGCAATAGTAGCTGTTCTAAAATCTAAATGATTTTCTAGTTCTGATTCATGACATAGTGGCATCCAACATTTAGAAAAGATTTTCTCTTGTTCTTCATGAAAGATATCCCAATCGCTGTAAATACGACTATCTACATATTCGATAGTTGGTTGTGATAACCACTGAGTGTGCTTACGTGCTGGCATATAAAGTTCTCCCTTGTAAATCAGTAGTATTTAGTTTTCTACACATTCATCACATTTTATTAGTTTAGATTTTTTATTTTCTGGAGTTAATTTAAGAAAAGGTATTACGCCAGTATCTTCACACTTAGGACAATTGTATTTGTATTCATGTGGAACTAATCCCCAACCCACTTCTCTATCCCATTGGCGTTGTGTGTACTTCATTAATCCATACCAATACCAAGTTTGATTTTATTAATCAAATAGCTACGTATAAAACCAGATCGTACTATATCACCAATCGTAAATTCTGTACAATTAAACTCATCCATTTCTTCTAAAATACGTAAGAAGTTATGTAAGCCATTTATCTCATTTGTCCTCTGTAAATCAGTTTGATCAAAATCACCACAGAAGATAATTTTAGAATCTTGGCCTATCCTCGTAATAATAGTATCCAGCTCATGGAAGTTCATATTTTGACATTCATCAACTATAACAATAGTGTTATCAAATGTTAAACCTCTAAGAAAAGAAGTTGATAGAAAGTAAAGTGTACCCTGACTTTTGAGGCGGTCATAAAGATTATTGAAAGATTGTTCATTAGGTTGCTCGAACATAAACTGCACCATGTTTTGATATGGTACTTGATAGAGTGCAGCTTTATCTTCCTCATCGCCTGGCAGAAATCCAATCTCTCTTGTAGGAATTAAAGAACGAACAATAACTACTTTATCATGTTTACTCTTTGAATCTAATGCTGATTGTAGTGCTAAATATAAAGAAACAAAAGTCTTTCCTGTTCCAGCACAACCAAAAAGAAATTGATTCTTATCTTTTTTCCAAGAAGCAAAAACATCTTTTTGACTGTCAGTAATTGGTTTTACTGCAACTAAATTACTATTGCTAATCTCTTTATTTTTCTTTGTAGTCATTATACTTTTCTTTCATAAAAATTAAGGTGAGGGGGAGTTTGTGAAATGACTCCCCCTCTGGCACATAGGCGGAGGGACTTCCCAGCTTGCGTCAATGCTGTGCATCGGTGCTGAAGTTTGGTATTTCTCGCCTGTACCATATTACTTATACGTCATATTGTCATATCTATTTTAATTTCATTAACTAATTTAATATCTGGTTCTACTTTTTTATGAGACTTTTCATATTTTAAGCAATACCAAGATGGTATTTTTATCTTAACATCTACCAATATAACTGGTTTCTTTTTCATTTATCTTCCTTGTATGATTTCCTATTCTATTAGTATACCATACAAGGGGTTAAAATGTAGTTAAGAAAATGAAATTAAATCAAGAAACTATTGGCCTTTTCTTCTTATGTTTTTCTACTACATTCCTTGCGTTAATCTGTGCATGAGTTTCATTACTCTTATACCTAGATGCAAGAGGGCTGCCAGGATGAGCATTTGCAATTTGTCCCATTCTGTCTTCAAATCCAGCATCAGTCTTAGGCCCTACGCCCATAATATGATCTCCTGTATAAGCAAACGGCACAGGTACTTGCCTGATATGTTTGTTATCTGCAAGAAACTCCTCTCGTTCACTCATAGTGAGAAACTCATCCCACTCTTCACCTGTTTTTTTATCATGAAATTTATAAGTTGGCATCAAAAAAGTTCCATTTGTTTTGTATCGTTGGTTAATTCCTTGATACGTATATATGCGTTTTGCAGCTGTTTCTGTAATTCTTTTATATTGTAGCAAAGAGTTTTATTTTCTTTTGATAATTTTATAATCTCATCTTCACCAAATGAATATAATAACGACTTATAACTTTTTTCATTTAAATTTGGAACAAATGTAGTATAGCGTTCTTCTGGTGATATTTCTCTAGATTCTTTCATACTTCTAAGCACCCAATTTGACCGACTCTCTCTTACCATCAGACCCCCCTATAAACCATTTTGGTATTTCACGTTTAACCCACTTTGCAATTTTAGACTTCTCTACTATATAGTAAGTTTGATATGCAAACACAGTATCATCTTTTTTACATTCCTCAGGCATACACTGAGGTGGATCAATAAAATCAGTAAAAGTTTCTAATAGCATCTGTTTAGGAACTGGTTCAAGGCCAGATTTAAGTCTTTCTGTAGCATGAACTTTACCGTATCTATGCGTATACTCATTCATAAGACCAACCATATGATGATATAACCACAGATAATGAAAAGGATTACTACGAACCCATTTCGTACTAGGATGGTTCTTATGAGCCAACTTGTACAAACCTACTTCATCTGCATATGTATCACCATCACAAACACGATGAGCAGTTGAAAGCATTTGAGCACTTTCTAATATCATCTTGACAACGTGTTTGTTACACATCATCTGTGCTGCAATTACAGGGTCTTTATCAAGGAAAAAAATGTTCATTCTTCTAACGCCTCTTTCACTTTCTCTACGAGATTATCATAGGTAGCATAACCGCCACCCATCCACTCACCATCTTCAAATTCACGAATTTCTATATTTCCATCTGGTTTGCTTTGGCCATCAATAGATAATTCATTTTCTCTCATTAACGATATTTCAATATGTTTCATTTTTTAACCTCTAATCCTGTTATACACTTTTAAACCATCTTTCTTTGCAAGTGCAGAACCTTGTTTTGCAGCATAAGAGTACCATTTTAATGCTTTTTTATAATCTTGTTTTATGTTGGGTAAAGATTTACCATCTGGGCCAATCCCATCTTCATACATTGTAGCAAGATTTTGTTGAGCATCTACATTACCATTCTTAGCAGAACTCTTAATGTAATGAACGGCTTTATTTAAGTCTTTTTTAGTTTTAATAACTTTACCGTCTTCAGATGCTTTAGCTCCAAAAAGAAAAAAATTTCCAAGTTGCATTTGTGCTTTAGCAACAATCTCATGTTTTGGGTCTTGGGGTAAAGCATACAAATCATTCTCATCAATTTCTTCAACATCAGCAAGAGAGGTCATTGTTTTGATAAACCCTTTCACATCTCCATCATTAGCACAATCTACTGCTTCATTATAGATATTTTCATATCTTCTTTGGGAAACCCAAATGTTTTCCCATTCTTCTGTGGTTTCCCAATCGTTAATATTTTTTGGTAGTTTCATTTTTTAACCTTCTCTTCTAGTTTTATAATACTACTCCTTTTATCACTTAAAGTCAATACCCTTTCTTGCTCAATCATGTCAATAATTAAACTTGTTATAGATACTTCTTTACTGAGAACACCAATCTTTTTTTGTAATTGTAGAAGTGTTTCTTTATAGTAATCTATCTCTTGTTCTTTTTTAAGCTTAGATTCTATTAAATCAGTGAGTGATATTATATCACTTGTCATCGGTGATCGCCACTACCACTAATCTTACCACGTTCCATTCTAGACTTTAGTTTGTCTACATTTGCCTGTGCAACCTCTTCAAGCGTCACACCAAGGTCATCAGCAAGTGCTGAGATGTACCAGAGTACATCACCTAACTCTAAACCTACACCATCAAGAGACTTACCATCTCTAATGTTCTTCTTTACTTTTTCTGCAACCTCACCAGCTTCACCACACAATCCTAGTGTTGGATAAGTTATTTTACACTCATCTGGATATATTGCTGTTGATCGTGCAAACTCTTGGTATTCATCAAACGTCATGGGTTATTCTTTCCTTTTGGGACATCGAAAACGAATGTCAATCTATCGACATCGCTATTGTTATATGATTCGTGAACTTTCTTATTATCAAACCAGAAGAAAGTGCCTGGATTTATTTGGTGAACTTCATCTCCAACAGTGTATAGATAAGTTCCCTGTAATGATAAATGATATCTATCTCTTGTTAGATAATAATCACCTTCATCAATATGCCTTCCTAGTGATTCTCCTGGCCGCAACTTAAAGAATGCTGCCCGTGAATGTCGATGGAGTTTCCAATATTTTAACCACCTTCTAATTCCTTTATAGGTTTTAAACATAGGTGTATTTGTTTGCATCTCTGTTTTCTTAGGATCGTCATCAGCATTTTTTACAAGTGCCATAGTAAGAGGAAGAAAACCATATGGTGCAGTATCACCAGAGGCTCCCTTTAAGCTTCCAGCAACACCCCAATCTTCATCTTTAATATCTGCTAGAATATCACGAACATCTACATCATATTCTATAAATCTAAAGTTACTCATTTGTCCCACTTGTAAAAAATATGATCCTGTACTTCTACAGTCTTAGTTTTAGTTTTACTCCAAGCTGGTTTCACATAGTCAGCGTGATAGAATAGAGCACCATCTGTAATATCTGGAATTATAACATCATTATACAACAATGTTTTGGCTATTGTCAATAGTCTTTTGTAAGTTTCTTTATCAGTAGGAACATCACTCTTGCCATCACAGAACCATGAAAATTGGCACTTATCACGAATTGGAATCATCTTGTTTTTATTTTTCCAAGATGGGCGGGTTTGTGCTTGTTTGATCACTCCACATATAGTATTAGGGAATCTTTCATCTGCAACCCTATTCATAACAACTGAAGATACTGCTAACAAACCAGCAGTACCCTGCCCTCTTGCTTCATGATACATATTCAACGCAAGACATTCAACTGAATGTTCATCAAATATAGGTATAGGTTCTTCAGCATTTACAGGACTAATCAACATAAGTCCACCTAATAATATTTCATTAATCAAGATGTATCTCCACAATTTATTTCCTTATATTTTTTCAACAAAGGGCCTTCCATTCTATATGCTTCAACTTCCCAAGGTTGTTTGGCATAGTCAACATCATTGTAGTTACGATATTTACCATCCTTACATTTCCAAAATCTTTTACTTTTTTTGTCTTTTATTCTGAGAGTTGATCCCTGATATACATGAACCATCTCATGAGCTAAAGTTTCTATAAATTCATCTTCAGTCAAAGATTTTTCAATCTCTAGGTGATATTCTCTATTGTTATTACCCTCTACAAACCATCCAACAGCATCTTGACCTTTCAAGCTGATAAGAGAAACTTCTATGCATAGGGTTTTCATACGAGGCATCAATTCTTTAATGCAGAAATTAACTACATTCTCGGCAAGAATACGCCGAGATTTGTAAGAACCTTCTACAAAAACTTCATTCATACGAACATTATAAATGCTACAATAACCATACCAAATATGATTAATTCACCAATAATATCACCAACAATTTTTTTATTAAAATTCATAATTATTCTCCACAAAATTCAATATATAATTTAGAAACATATTCTTCATCAACAAAAACAAATTCTGCTCTGCAATAAGAAATAACATCTTCAACTGTTTTTGCACCGTTCTCTAATGCAAAAACAACCATATCTTCTAAATCCATTGACAAATCTTTCATTCCACTCATATCAATATTCTCCTATACCAAATACAAAGGGCCAGTCCACTGGATGGCAAAACCACCTTTAAGGACGTTTCCACGAGCAGCGTTACGTGCAGGCGCACTATAACCAGCAGCTTTTAATAAGTCACCTTTTTTGAATTTTTTGTCATTGTCAGTGTTGACAACAAAACCCCAAGTGCCACCGCTTTCATTAGAAATCTTAATGTACTTAGAACCGTTCTTAACAGTGAAACTATTCTTGAAATCTTCATCCATTTTAAGGCGAATTTCAGATTTTCCACCCAATTTATTTGCCCAACCAACATAGTCAGCAACTGCTGCAGCAAGCATATTTTCTATACCAGCTTCAACAGTCTTAAAAGTTTTTCTAATTTCAGTAGTCATAATATAATCTCTTTCTTTGTTTCGTTTCCAAGAGAAGAATCCCTCTCTTGATTATTACTAATAGTAACACATAGAATAACATTTGTCAATAGAAATCGTACACAGTAAGTCATTGATATTAAACAAAACTCAAAAAAAGATTAAATTAATTTATCGGCCTTGTCTGGGATCAGGGCCATCCATCTTCATATATTCATCATTCCAACCAAAAGCTTCCTTCACAACTGGTTCTGATAGACCTTTATATTTCTGATGTAATACCTTGTCTTTGGCTGCACATAGAACATCTGCTTCACTCTCATGCAAACCTTCAAGCATCTGTACAAACATTAATTCACGTTTGTTCTGAGTAATACTAGCATTACCACCTTCAAGGAAATGGTATAGTTTACGAGACTCATATGCAAGAACAGAATGTTCTGTTCCTTCTGGAGCATCATTACGTGCATATGGAACATCGCCCTCTGGTAATAACCACTTAATCTTAGGATCAAAAGCAGACTTAATTACCATGCGAAGCGAATCACTATTATTCTTTTGTAGAAAGTTTACCTTTTCTTTCTTTGATTTGATTTTTGAAACCTTGTCTAAGATTTCTGATATTAACAATTCCATTATTAAAATTCTCCTATGGATTCTGTAAGTGTTTTTAGTCTTTGTTTTATAAAATAATTTAGTATTTTACTGCGACTGTTCTCTGGTGCCTCTTTATATATATGCAGTATCTCTGACCGTAGTTCTTCTGGAACACATCCCAAATCAATCAAAGTTTTATTCCTTTGATAGTTTCTTTTAACTTCATCATTAGGAAAGTTTCCATCTACCATTGCAGCTATCTTCTTCTTACTTAGTGGTTTCTGTCGAATACCATCTACAAAAGAATTGTCTGGTGAAAGAACATTAGGAACACCATCACTTGTATCACCTTTCAATACGTGTTCTTTTAAATAGTCATCTGGATTAAAACCATTTATCATTTTCTTGGTGATAGGGCTGTACTGTTTAACATTTGGATATTTCTGTAACTGAATGAAATCTTTATCACCAGAAAGTATCATAACTTCATCAGAAGATTCTGAACAAAGAACAGCAATAATATCATCAGCTTCAGCACCATACACTTCTAAGAACTTGTATGGCATATTGTTCTTTATCTCTTCTTTGATTTTGTTAAGACAACTAAATATACTATCCCAATTTTTAGCATCTTTTTCTCTACCTTTTTTACGACTGTGTTTGTATTCTGGAAAATAATCACGCCTCCAATAATGTCTTGAGTCATAGCACAAAACAAGCTCACCAAACTCAGACACAAATCTTGAACGATACATTTTTAGTGAACTGAGAATCATATGTCTTACCATGTTCTCATCAATATCTGACTCTTTCTGTATATGCATATGCATCATAATACTTGCAAGAGAAATTTGATTCATATCAACCAATATCATCAGGTGGCTCCATCACGGAATTATAACTTGCAACCATATCATCAACAGTGTGATAATCCATTTCACAATGTGGAGTATTGTCTGGGTCTATTTCTAAAGCAGTAGTCATATCCATTATTACTTGTAAAGGGTGGTGCATATCATTTGATTTTAATATTAATGCTGTAATTGCTTCTGTTATAAAAGTAATATCTTTAATAAAAGATTTCTCAGTAGCATCTATACCATTTTCAACTAATATTGTTATAACAGCCATCAAACAACTGTGAGAAATTTCATCACAAAATGCAAGTTGCTCTGCTTTCATAAGTTGGTCTTCTGTTGGAGTATTGATTGTTTTTTTCCAAGGGCCCTTTATGATTTCAGCTGAAGGTTTTTCTTCGTTCATTCTACCATACCACTTTCCCATACTAAACCCAAGTCTGGATAAAATGTACCAACATCACGTTTTGGTTGACCCTTCTTAGGCCCCTCAAAATAATAAGCAAGTGCTACATTCTTCCATTTAATTTTCTTATCTTGGTATTCACCATAAAAGTTACTCACCCAATCACCATGTTTAAGGTAACTTTGTATTTGTCTAACATAACCCTCATGGCTTGCAAGTCTGGCAATAGAACCTTTAAATTCTTTCTTAACATTAGCACGTTCTGCAGCTGCAAGTTCTTTCTGTGTTTTCATCCACAACTTAACTTTATCGGGATGTAGATTGTGATCTTTTGGTAAGTCATGTAAAGACACATGAATATTACTTTTACCATAAGTAGGGTTTAACTCAGCACGTTTTTCTCTTGCAAGTGCAAGACGTTCTGCAGCTGCAACCTTCTGTTCATCAGACATAGGTTTACGTTTCTTCCTAGTTTTAGGAGCAACCCACTTACTATTATCTGTAACTGAAGTAATTTTCTTTTTAGCCATCTTATCCTCTATAGGTAGTTGATGTTGATATTTACACGGCGATTATCTTTAGTACATGAAGTACTATGATGTGGCTTACTTGGATCAAAAAGTAATACTCTATTTGCTTTACTTTCAATCTCTGTACCATCTTCTAGTACAGTAAATCCATCATTATCATTCATATATAATATAGCTCCTTTATGTGAAAACTCCATATCTGTATGATCTTTATGATGAATTAATTTTTTTCTTGCAACATAAAGATTTGCTTTTGCTCTTATTAAAGTTTGAAAGTCAGGAAGTTTTTCTAGAAATGGTTCTATAAACTTATAGAAAGGACTTTTTTCTGGTGGTATTGGATTTCCATGAAAATCTATTTTAGGTTTTGAACCTAAACCTATATAAAATAAATGCATAAAATATATGTCATTCTCAGGATCACCACCATCAGAAACATTGTAACTATAGTTCCAATTAAATTCTGGGCCCATAATTGCTTCTTCTAATTTTGCAAACTCTACTTCTGATAGAAAATTATCTTTAACTTCGTATGATGCGTTATAATATTCATCAATATCCATAATTAAAATTCCTTATAATACATAACGAAACCATTGATGAATATTGCACAAGCAACAGAGTTTACAATAATTAATGCTCTATCATTCCATATAATAGAAACCCACAACCATCCTAAACAACCAAAAAATTGTAAAAACATATTATATGGATATAAATTATTTGTAGTTGCAATCATTGCAATAACAAGAATAATAGATGAAGCCCATTTAATATACCATACTACCTCTTGATGTTCTTTAAGAGGAGTACTTGTTGTTGTTTCGTGTGTCATTAATTAAAATCCAAGTTCTTCAAATTGTTTTTGTTTTGCTTTAAATTCTCTACGGATGGCAGCAGCTTTTGATCTCCTACCTTTTTCACCTTTAGTCATATGAAATTCACGTTCTCGTAATTCATTAAAGAAACCATCTTGTTGAAGTTTCTTTTTTAAAATCTTCAATGCTTTATCAACATTATTACCTCTAACTTCTACTCTCATTTAAAGTACCCACTTAATCAAACCAACTGCAAAGTTAGCAGTTGCGATTACACCTAAAATAGTTAAACCTAAAATCATCTTCCAATATCCTTTATACTGTTTTTACTGATTACTTGATATGCACCCTTGTTATAAGCTGGTGCGATTGTGAAATTGTGATCCATCACTTCTTTCTTCTTTGCTATCCCTACAGGAATATCATTAGAAAGTGGTGCTAGATTGGGTTGGTCGGGGTGAAAGGATTCGAACCTCTGACCCTTCGCTCCCAAAGCGAATGCGCTACCAGACTGCGCTACACCCCGAATAGTTTTTTTAAGAAACTTCTGGTGAATAATCTCTGCCATTAACAGAGATTTTGATTTCTTGGATTTTTTGCGTTTACGTGTACTAGTAGTACTAAAGTAAACTGGTAATAGATGCATTGTCATATTATAAATATACTACAGTAAAGAAGATTTGTCAAGGGTTATTTTAATAAACATTTTTCATAACCCAAACTTTATTTTCTAAACAAGCAGTACCTCTCAATTTTTTAAATTCTTTTCCAACGGCAACATTAGATATAAACTCTCTACAATTACCTTTTGTTGCAACAGGGCCTTGTGTTACACTAAACCCTTTCTGTTCATTTGTCCAGTTAGACATCTGCCCATCACTATTACTACTTAGGGTTTGTTTCAATAGTAATGTAGCGTGTATTTGATCTACCTTATCAAAGTGTGATCCAACTTGATGTCCTAAAACAAGACCAGCAACAGAATAAGCTGCTGCGGTGATAGGGCCTTTTCCAGCTCCCATCATTGCACCAACACCAGCACCAGCAACAGCACCCATAGTAGATTTTGTTATTCCATTATTTTTAGGAGCCCATACTCCACGGCCGGGAATATAGTAATCTTTAGATGTACATCCTGTTATTGGACTGCACCCTAGAGAGGGGTTTACACCAGAGGGCATCAACCCACCACCTAAACACCCACTTAAAGAGAGAACCAAAGTACTACTAAGCAGAAGGTTTTTCAACAGTCACTTCCCTATTCTTCTTAATTACTTTTTCAAGATTATCAAGAGACTGACCTTCATCTTTCTTTTCAGATGTGTTGACTTCTTTATCAAGTTCTTTCCACGCTTCTGTGGAACGTAAACGAGAATATACTAGACGATCTTTACGTAACCGATTGAAGATTATCTTAGATGCTTCCTTATCAGAATATTCTAAAAGAACAAATGCACGATACTGAGTACCAGCTGGAGAAACGTCTATCTCAACTGGACTATAACCAGCAACATCGACATTTGCAATTACATTCTTTGCAACCTTTTCAATCTCTGTCATAACACGAGCATCAACATCAGATTGACCAAACTTTGCAATCCATGATTTAGTCATAGCTTTAAGTTTACCATTGATACGATCAGCAAGAACAACCTTACCATTCAACGTAGCAATGTCTACTGCAAGTTGTAAGTCTGGTGCAGTAGCAGAACCAACTGTAAAGATAGAACCTTTCTTCTCAGGCATCTTCTTATACCATGACGGTATAATAGAAACAGCAGCTTCAACCTTTGCGGTTTGATAACGAATCTCTGGTGTATCCACCATTGAAACAGGACTAGAGACACCACAGGCGCCAAGAGTGAGTGCAACCACCGATACGGTTGCGAGTAGTTTGGCGTTCATTATTTAATCTCCTTCAATGTATTTACCAACGAATCTCTTGGGCCACCTGACTCAAGAAATTTATATTTTGCAACTGGAACTATTGATGGGTAATAATTACATAACATAAATCCGATTACAATTCCAATAATAATTTTAATCATTATATTTTTCCTCAAGATATTCTTCAAGAGAAACACCTTTTTTAGCTGCACGTTTTTCAATATACAACTTTCTGCCCATACTTAACTTTTTATAGTCTTCTACAGGATTAATAGAATATTTTAAATTAATCAACTTTCTTTTCCACTTCAACTTTAGCTGGTTTGTTTTGCCAATCAGTAACTTTTGTACCTACATCACTGATATCTTTTCCAAGTCCATTAATGGTATTACCACAACCTGACAAACCAATTACTAACAAGGCTAAACAACTAACCATTTTCACATTCTTTTCATTCACAACTTAACATCCTTATCTGTTGTTTTCCATAACCTGACACTTCTGCATCAATTAATACTACTTTACACGATTTCTTAGGACTTGTCAAGTCACATTTTAAATTATTTTCACTTTTTAATGTTTCGGGTATAATAGTTCTCATAACTTTGGTTTTTGCACGATTCTCTGCTAGACTACAAGCGTCTATTTCAGACATATCAGGCCCAAAGATATAATTTGCTTTAGATGGATACCACACACCTTTTATACGAGCTTCTATATTCATCGTACATTTGCGAGTATCTTCTACATATTTTTGTACATCTTTCTTGACTACACGAACAGACTCAATGCTACCCTCATACACAACCTTAGTTTTGGTTGTGTAATCGCAAGGTGTTTCAGTTGCGAGGGCAGTAGAAGTCAATAGTGTACAGAATAATGTAACTATTTTATTTGGTGATTGCATCTCTTGTTGCTTTTGCTATAATTTCAGAAATAGGGATAATGTCAACTTCACCATTTTTATCTTCTTTGGTGAGTATCAACCCTTCTTTTTTTAGACTCTCTAAAGTGATACCAACTACATCTTCAATAGCCTTTTTAGATTTTAAATAACCACCTAAAAAATATGTTCCATACAGGCATCCTATAGCAAGTAGAGTGTGAGTGTATTCGTTTAATTCCATAATATTATTTATCCGTTCAAGTCATCATATATTATTATAATAGACTATCAAAGTAAGTTTGTCAAGTACTTTTTGTTATTATTTGATTTTTTTTTGATTTTTATTTAAATAATTAGCGGAGATGCTTTTCTATTGATTTAAGAATATCATGATTCTGAGCTACACGATTACTTGCTCTAGCAGTGCCAACTTTATCCAAGTATGTCACAATAGATTTACCAGTACGTGAAAGCCAAGAGTTTTCATCTGATGTATAAGACCACATTAGCGAACCCTCCCATTTCTTATAAATTCTGAGTATAATCTTTTACCTTCGTCGCGGCCATACTCAGTTTGATAATATCTTGCCATTCCTGAGTTTTCATTTGGAACCTTGCGAGATAAACAATCTGCGAATTGTTTTAAAAAGTTTGTCATTAGTATTTTTTCCTATGTTATAAGTAGTTTGTGTACTATTATATATAACAGAGGTATGCAAAAATGGTATGTCTATTTGACACACCATGTCTGCAAATTTAGTATGACTAGAGAGTTATTTTAAAAACAATTACCAGCACATTTTGCTAGGTATCGCAAAAACAATGCAAAACCCCCAAGAGTTATTATTAATATTGAGGCATTCATAATCCATTCCAAAACTTTTATAGTTTTTTTTCTTTTAATTTCCCTATCTTCCAAAAATTTTACTTTTGATTTTGCACGTTTTATCTTATTTTCTGCCATTCGTTTCTCACGCAATTCTACAATATCAATCCAAGTATCAGGGCCAAATCGTTTGTTGAGCATACGTTTCATTTGCTCAAGTTGTTCCTCTATTTGTTTTTTTTCTATAATTTCAGCAGTGATATCAGAAAAAGATTCTCCTTCTTCTTCTCCACCATCTTTGAGTTTTTGTGTGAGATAATTATTCCACTCTTTATTACCTTTAGCGCTAGATTTTTTATGCACTTGCTCATGAGCATGAAACATCTGATCAATCTGTCCAGAAATTTCAGAAACATCTTTACAAGTGTTGATTACACTTTGAACTCCACTTACTGCACTCCTTGCAAGAGCAATTGCGGCCATTGTTTCAGCTACTACCATGTTTTTACCCTACCCTATACCAACCTTGTTTATACCATCAACAACATAACCAAGTTTGGGTGAAAATTCAAACTCTGCTTTTTTCTTTGCACCAGATTCGTTTTCAGCTAAATACTCAAACAACAAAACATCTTCCCATTTAGAACTCATACCAAAAGGCAAGTCATTGCCTTGTCTAACAGCATCTCTGACATATTTATTATATACACCCACTTCATATAAATTCATTTTTTTTATTTCCTCATATTTGCTAAAGGATTTTCTAAAGCTTTCTTTATCTTATTATTTATCTCATCTTTTAAATTTTTCATTTCAGATTTGTTTCTAATTTCCATAGCATCCATATCATTTCGTGTCTGTTCTCTACGTTTATCAAAACGATCTGTTGCATCAGAAACCATCTTACGAACTTTAGTGTCATTAGTTTCAATACTCTCACGAACTAAACGAAATGCTTCCTTACCACGTTGTTCTACACTGTCCATTTGTATGGACATATGGTGGATTTCTTCCTTTAAATCTCTCTTAATATCCTTTGTATAATCTCTAGCATCATCAGCAGACTCCTTGATTATTCCTTCAAGTTGTACCACTCCTGCCATCTCTGTTTTTAGAGAAGACATTTCCTCATGCAATACTGCAAGTTTCTTGTCAAATTCTGACAAATCTGGTGCTGTGTATTGTTCAATCTTCTCTTTCATATCCATATAATCTTTATACACTTCAAACGCACCATACAAACCACCAACAAGAGTTGATAATGCCATGACGATAGCAATCATCTTGCCACCTTTAAATTTTACTCCAGCAAATTCTACTTCAGCCACAATTATCTCCTATACTGTGTTTCTATTAATGCATCGTGATCACTGTCACTGCCACCGAATAAAAAATATGATGTATAGTTATTATCTGATATATTATTATCAGGTATTGTTTTGTCACTAAAGAAATTAGGAGTATCTTTTAGTTGTGCTTGTGCATTAAAGAAACTTCTAGTGTTACCCAACACTTGCATAATAACAAGTGTTTTTACTTGATTGGTATCAGAGTATTTTTTGTTACCCATTTTCTTAACTGCTTTATTTCCAGCCTTTGACATAGCCTTCTTCTTTACCGCCGCCTTCTGTTTGACAGTAGCTTTCTTTCCTTTTGACTCAGCTCGTAGTTTTGCGCTTGGATTAACACCTCCAGATTTTTTGGACACAACATTTGAAACTTTGAGTTTCTCACTTTTTTTGGTATGGCTATGTTGATTTGGTTTAGCTTCTGGTTCTGGTTCAACATCAAGGGATTCCGATATTGATTCTGACTCCACGGATGTTCCTGTATCAGATGAATTGGTTGTATCATTTGCTATCTCCGATATCTGTGCTATTTCAGCAACTTCTAAAGTAGTTTCTACTGTCGCAACAACTGTGGGTAGTGGTGCTACTACAACAGGTGTAGCTATGACTGTTTCTGTTACACTTGTATCACTAACAACATCAATCGTTCCTGTAGCAATATCTTCTGCTGTGCTTACAGTTGTAACAGCACAAGTGTCTAAGATTTCGCAACTAATATTAGTAATGAGTGTTTCGTATGCCAATGTGGATGTTATAGAATCTTCTATACTGTTATATAAAAAAGTAGTAAATACGTCAGTAAAGAAAGGCCCATACCTCCAATCACCATTGAGAGCCGTATCTCCAAATATAGTTAATACACCAGAATTAACGACATTACCAGAATCTATATCTAATGTACCAGTTTTAATGGTTGGGGCAAATATTACCGTACTACCAATTTCAGTGTGTCCTAATGATGAATTATTCGAATCAAACAATTCTAATTTTATTGACCAAGTATCTGCTCTATTACCAGCGCCTACTTGATTATTATCTACTTCTGCACCAAAGGAAAATGACATTCCTTGTGCTTCTTCTGTCGAATCAATTGCATCTGGAAAAAGATCAGACTGACTATATGTCTGTGTTATCGTACCACCGTTGCCTGCTTTAAATCCACCACTAGAACTAAATGCACAACCGCCTGGGCAAGTTGTGATAGACCAACCACTACTTGAACCACCACCTAAGTGATTTGTAAATGTGGGGTTTGTTACGACATTAGGAACCTCAGTTTGAGTAACATTTTTCGTAGTTGTGGTTGTTGTAATTGTAGTGACATCAGTTGTGGTTGTTGAGCCATCTTCATTGGTTACAGTTGTACTGATTGGAGAACCACTCGTAACAGCAGATGTAGATGACCCATCTATAATTGTATTTGAGTTTACACCATCCCCTGCGTTAGAATATGAGGAAGGGAGGAATACCAAAGAACATACCAACAATACTAAGGACAACACCCCCTGTGACATAGACACCACTTTTTGGAGCTTCTGTAATTCGTTCTTCAGTTGAGTAATCATCAGGCATTCCATAAGATTCTACTCGTTTGTCTTTACTTTTTTTTTAACAAACAAACTTTCTGAAGGAGCATCATTTGGATTTGCTAACCAAGATGCTTGAGCAGAATCACCAATCTGACCTTTATATGGACAAGGTGTTCCAGCCATCCACATTGCATCAAACACTCTAGCGTCTTGACATAATAATGCAACACCAGCAACCTTCATTCCCATACCGTACATAGAACGAGCAAGCTTAAGCCTCTCACAGTTTTCATCTGTAATAGTTATACCAGAAGCAAATCCAAGTATCTGTGTTTGGATTGCCGCACTGGCCGCGCTCTTACATACATCGCTATTATTAATAACGATTGATGGGGCAGATGCTGTTGGTGGTGCTTTATCAGTCACTACTGTAGACGATGTGTTAGTGTCGGCAGCAAATAATATAGAAGGATAAAACAACACCAAAGCAAGTATTATTGCTTTTAGTTTCATGGTTTTCCTCTTCTATTACTATTTATAATAAAATGTAGGTAATCTGTTGTTAAGAATATTTAGGTCAAATGTTATCAATATACCATTCTAAATATTCTTCTTCCCACAATATTTCATAATTGTTGCAATTACCATATGTCTTTATATGAGTGTAAACTTTTCTTGAAGCATATTTCTCTATCATAGTTTTCCACCAACCAATAGGCTCTACACCATTCTTAGTAGATATTCCCAGATAAACAAATCTTTCTGACTTTGAATAAATCTCTCCAAGAACTTCTGGTAACTGTTCTTTTGGAAGTTTCTCTATTGTTTCATATGTGTAGATACCATCAAATTTTTCTTGAATTATATCTCCAGTATATTGTAACACCTTTTCTGATTTAGTGTCACTAATTAAATCTGATATGTGTATATCATTAACAGTCATATCAGCTTGAAACTTTTTGTATCCTTCAATCCATCCGTTCATTTTTTTACTTTAGTCAATAGGTGTGAGCGATTTATCTTACAACCGATAAACGCATTATAATATTCATCTGGTTTTAATAAACAATCTGTCTCAAACTGAAGTTTAGCTTCGTAGTAATTTAGTTCACCCTTAGTTTTACACAGCCTAATTATTTCTCTATGAAATAAATCAATTCCGTTTTCTTCTACTAACAACTTTACTTCTTCACTTGAACCACAATAAGTTTTCCAATCAGTTTCTACTATCTTTATTCTTTTTCTTTTCGTGCCCTTTAAAGGAGGCAATCTTCTTTTTGACATCAAACCTTTTTTGCCAATATATAACTTACTATTTTTTGTGTTAGTTATTATATAAACAAAACCAAGATTGTCATCTATCATCTCACTTGTAAATGGTTTACCGCCATAATACCAAGTCATTTAAGTCCAACTTGAGTCCAATCATATTCGTTAAAACCTTGATCTCTGGGTAAAGATACGGCGTGAGCTTTAACCGTACCCTTACTATTAACATCATTAATAAGAACTCTACCACTATCAGCAAATCCCATGAGTAACATATCATATGGAATACCAACACGTTCTAGTTCTGCAATCGTTCTAGTTCGTTCACTTTCTCTGCGGCCTGTGATGATTATAATTCTACAACCATCTACTTCCCATTGCCGCATTCGTTCAACTGTGCCGGGCAATGCAACATGGTCTGTCTTACCACGTTCACTTAATGGTCTGTCATGTAAGTAGTTTAATAGAGTGCCGTCAATATCACATATTATTGTTTTCATATTTTTTACTTTCAATGTCTGTTTACCTGATAAATATTTGGGAACAGGAGGCCCATCCAGCTTAATTTTGTACCATTGTTTCAGACGATTTATTATTGTTTTCATATTATATAGGGTATGTTATTAAGCATTTAAAAGTTTTATGTTAGTTACTACAACTATTCTAAGTTCATCTGTTTCTTTTTGAACAGGAACTTCGTGTTGTAATGTTGCTGGAAATATTATCATATCATCTTCAACAGCTGGATAGTCATAATCACCATACAAATATGAATTTGATAAATTTGATCTATCTGCAATATCATACTGTTCGTTCATTATTTCTCTACCAAATAAACCAGTAGGACTACTATTTACGAACCGTAAAGAACTATGTATTTCTGGATTATAATTGATATAATGTGTGCAAGAAAAATCATACTCTGGATGAGTATGAGCTTTCATGTATTGACCTGTTTTAATTGCTGTATAGTTAACAATGTTCCAATGGAAATTAAAAGGTTTATTACCAATAAAACCCCTATTCCAACCATCATCATGAAAGAACATATCAAAAGTTTTTTGATATACTTCTTTTAGTTTATTATAGTTTATATCTATGAACTTTTCGTTTTCCCAATCACCATAGGGATGGTGGAGATTACTAGAGCCCCACTCATTCCTATTACCATCTATCTCATAATTTTGTTTTATGTCGCTGACTATTTTTTGTTTATCATAAGAATCAGGGTTAATCCTAAAATTATAGACAGGAAAACCAAATAATGTTCCACTCAACTATTCATCCTCTTCATCATAACCTTCTAGCTCTACTTCATCTTGCAATTCTTCTTGTGTTAGAATGTTACCACAAAAAGTGCAATATTCCATAACATAATACATATCATTCATGTTATGGAATATTTTATATTCTGCTTCACATTCTTCACATACTATAAGTTTCATAAATTAAATCTCACAACCACCAGCAACACAAGCTAATTCTTGAGAGCCGATAGTCATGTCTGTTAATTCGTAATCTGAAAGTTTAGACCAATCAATTTCTTTTGGCATATTATTTAATAACAAATCAAACTCCTCTTTCTCAATGTCTTGGTAGGGTGCTTGTTTATATGTATGTTCGCTGAATGGAAGGAAGCTGACACCACTCATCATATCAAAGTTGTCATATACCCACGCACCAACAGCTAACCACTCTTCCTCTTTAACAGAGATGGTTACAGAGGGTTTATGTTCACACCAATGTTCTTGGTATATTTTCCACAACTTCAATTGATCTATTGCACTCATGTCTGTACGAAAGACTGCATCCTTATGAACACTCATAGGAAAAGAGAATACTGCTGTGTGACTAGGATTCATAACATCATCTTCTACAGGGAAACCCATATCAGTCATCATCTTAGTAAGTGGGTCTTTCTTATCTCCACGTACTGTACGAACATAAAAAGGATTGTGTCTTGCATGAATACCAGAAGCTGCATCAACTAACTGACTTACTGTACCAGATGGTTTAACACAGGTAACTGCAACAGATTGATTGATACCAATTTTCTTTGCAAACTCTTCATTAGTCCTAACTGCTTCGTTTCGTAAGTCTTGCAATATTGCTGGTAATGCATGATCCAATCCCTTACCGTTAAGTAATTTATTGTCCATGATACCAGTAAGAGAGACTCCTAAAAGTCTTTCTTCTTCACAATTATTTCTCCATACAGAAGATACATATTTGAAGTTAACAAGTGTAGCTTGTATTGTACCAAGAATTGTAGCAAGTCTAACTTTTTCTAAAAGAGTTTCGCGTGTATCAGTAGGACGAACTACAACCTCAGATAGATTGCAGAACTCTCTACTACGCAAAATGATTTCTGAACAGGGGTTTGTACCAAAGTCATGTTCTGCATTTCTGCGGCCGTTCTTTGCAGCTTGTTTCATTGCACTTTCACGATTGAAAATACCACGTTCTCCAGACTTAGAATCATAAAGAGACTTCCACTCATCCATGAATGTACCAATATCTGGTTTTTCTGTGTAACAAGCACTGTTGTTTGCCAATGCACGTTGTGGTTCTGTATTCCACCACTGTCCTGTCTTAGCCTGTCTCATACGGTCATCAGAGAGGTTAGAGAGACTTATGAGTGCGCTTCTTCTTACACCCCCTACAACTACTACCTCTGCAATCTTACAAACAATATCATGACATTCCACAGATGATAATTTACGTCCCTTTGCATTTTTAAATATATTTACTGCAAAATTGAATAGAGCTTCTAATGGTTCTGGGCCAGATGCTCTACCACCAAAGGTTTTAAGGGGAGCGCCTGCTGGACGTATCTTAGATAAGTTCCAACGAGGTATCTGTCCAATATACAACATACCAATCAATTCTTTAAGACCCTTTGCCCAACCAAGCTTAGAATCAGAAATCGTGATAGTAGTCTCTGTATCATGAAAATCATCTGCAACGTGTGGTAGTTGTGCTACGTGCTGACGTTCTACACTAAATCCTACACCAGTACCATTCATTAGAATGTAAAGGATTTCATCAAACGCATGAACACGATTGACTGCAACATAAGAACAATTATACCCTGCAATGTTTTCACGTTTAAGTGCCTCACCAGCAGTCATAAGACAACGCATCGATGGCATCACTCGTAAATCAAGAACAGCATCTTCTAGTTCTTTTCGTAATGCAGGCTGCAATTTAAAATTATGTGTTTCAGTTAAATGTTCAGTGAAGAAATCAAAATACCTTGCAACTGTTTCATCCCATGTTTCTCTACGTTCTTTTTCTGGCAACCATCTTGAGTATCGTGATAGGTGTATAAACTCTTGGTATGATGTTGGTAGTTGATTACTAGGCATTTATCTTTCTCCATTCTGCAAACCTCAACTTAGCACCAGCGCCAGAAAAGGTATTATTTCTTATGATTTCTTCTAATTCTTCTTTTGACATTCCTGACAGTATCATGTCATTAATATCTTTCTCTTTAATTATTTCTGGCCATAGAACTATACTACAACCTTTATTAATAGTCTTTTCTATTTGTTTATTAATTTCTTTGTTTCTAGGTTCATTATCAAATATAACTGTGAAGTTTCCTTCAAGTCTATCAAAATCAGAACCACCAACTGCAAGACAATTATCTATAAACAAACTATCCAATGGGCCTTCGCATACATAGAAGTGTTTGGATTTATCTACTTTATCCAACCCAAATATTTTATCACGTTCTTTTAATTTGATGGTGATATACTTAGGTGTTTCAATTCCAAACGCTCTTCCCTGATATGCAAATATTTCTCCTTCCTCATTACGAAACGGTATCATCAATCTTGGATGATCACCACCCAAAGAAGGAAATTTATTCGGTATTAATGTATTGGTAAATTTAAAGAATGATTCGCACAAGTAGATATCTTTGAGCGATTCTTTTGGTAGACTTCTTCGTTCAACAATTTTCCTAGCTGGATGATCTGAATTAAGCTCTGCAATGGACTTGAGAGGCTTGAAGATATCTTTTTTGCGAAAAACTGGTGCATTAAATTTAAACTCTGGTTTTGGAGTGATCGTACCTTTAGTACCACCACTACCTGTTTTATATCGTTCCATTATATAGTCTTTGTAAGTTTTAGAGTCTAGATACTCTATCAACTTACCTAAAGTAGTACCAACATCACAATTATGGCACTTGAAAAATAAATCATTTTTCTTTTGATAAACAAATCCTCTGGCTTTTGTTTTATTCTTTTGAGAATCACCACAATAAGGACACCTAAAATTCCAAAGATTATCACCTTTCTTTTTGAATTTTTGGAGTTGTGGAGAAATAATATTAAGATATTTTATGTCAATGTATGAACTCATTAACAGATATTACATCATTTGAGGAGTTTTGTCAACCCCCTATTATCATATATTTTTGTATAACAAATCCTGCAATAATTGAACCACCTATGATGATCCATCTCCAGCGTTCTAGAACTCCTACTCTACTACTTAGCTCATCTCTTATTTTTTGTATTTCTTTATTTTGTTCTAAATGTTGTAATGCTGCAGCACCCATTATCTCTTTAGTGTTTGTAGTGATACGAGAATGTAGTTCATCAATCTTTGAAGATAGTTCAGTTCTACGTTCTTCTATCTTCTGTTCTGCTTCAAAAATTGCATCTTCTTGTCTTGCAATTTTTTCTTCGTGTACGGAAAGCATACGATGGATTGAGTTGGAAACATCAGTTAATTTCTCAATTGCAACGTCCAAACGATCATGTATTTTTGCTTGGTCATGCAATTCTTTTTTGAGAAGCATTACTTCTGTTTCCAACTCAGCCATTAATTAATTACCACTTCTCATAACAGACCAGATACCCCAAGCAAGGGCGCCCCAAAGAATAACTTTGGTTAATGGTATGGCAAAGAATAATACTGCTACAACGGCTGCAACAACTATGACTCCTTGATGAGTAGAAGCTTCACCTATTCTATCTGAAATAAAACTACTTATCATATTAATCTCCTTTTTCTAATTTTATGACTCTGGCTTCAAGTTCGTTAATCTTTTGATTAACATGGGGATATTTTTTCTTCCAATTCTCTTCATCTGTAAGAACCTTCAATCCCAACTTTTTAGAAGCCCATGTCGAAACATCATTAACCTTTTTGTAGAACCACACACCAGCTTTAGTTTGTGCAAACCAACTATTTGTTGCACCTCCTAATATGCTGCTTGTAATACTACTAATTAAAAATATCCACATTATATGTAAGATCAATCTAAATTGGATTTGTTGCAGTTTTCACAACTACAACTTTTGCAAACTTCAATCATACCCTCTGGGCCTTTATTATAAGGATATCTACGAAATTCTTTGCGTAACGGAACACCACAATGTGATTCGTGTCCACAATTAATACAGTTATTCATTTGGATCATCCTCTCTAGGAATAATAGACCACCTACCAAATAGATGAACAGCATAGTAAGCCGCACAAATTTTCCAAGATGAAACTTTAGGATTGGAATCTTTCATTGCCATCAAGAAAACATTATCTGCTGCTTTTTTTGCTTGTGATATTATTCTTGGGTTTTCTGTGCTTTTTTTAGGGTTGAGTAAATTTTTCTTACGATATTGACGAATCCTAAGATATAAAAGATCATGGATAATTGCAGCCCTTGCAATATCCCAAGGTGCTATTAAGTTCCATAGAATTTTTGGTGTAGATGCAAGATCAGTTTTAAATCCTTTATGGCAAGTAATCCTATTACCAGCTGCTTTTACCCCTATATCCATGAGAGCCATAATATTTATTTTATCATTTTGATATGACAAAGCTCTAGATAAAACCCACTGTTTAGGTGGATTAAATTCAGCTTCTATTTTATTGTTGAAAGTTCCCATACGATTTCCTTTATAACTTTTCTTCAAGTTCCGTAATCATATTAGATTTAGTCTGTCTACGATCAAGTTCTATACCACGCTCAAGAGCCCAATCGTCAAGTTTTTTCTTAGACATTTTCTTAAAGTCTGGAAGTTCTTCTTCTTCCTTATCTTCATAAGAATATTCTTCAACATTATCAGCAACAGTAACAGTTGAATCAAGTTTTATGTTTGAAGTAGGAATAGGCAAATCCCCCATATAATTTTTAAAAAGAATATTGCTATCATTATCTTCACCCATATCAGCAACTATATATTCTCCACTCTCTACACCAGCAACAATTATTCCATCTGCAACTGTTGCAACAATAGACTTTCTATCAGCGTGTGTATTTTTAATTACAACATCAGATGCTGAAGCCAATTCAATTAAATAGTCATTTGTAAATTTTGCGTCACTATTCCATTCTTGAATAATTGACCATCTTAAATCTGCATAATTCATTTTCATTTTTCCTCTTCAACTTTTGGTTTTATAGCGTTTTCGTAATAAACAATAATTGATTTCTGTTGTTCTATATACCTTTTAATCTCTGCCATATTCAATGCAAGTGTTTCATAATCCTTTACACTAATAACATATGCAACTAAAGGATCACCATTTTCAGCTTGAAACTTTTCCTTAAACTCCTTAAAGTTTTCTTCTGTAACTACCCACCACTTCATATTAGTATTCAATTGAATCTGCTGTGGTCTATTCTGTGGCGGTATTTGTCTTTCTACCTGTACAGTTTTAACTTCAATAGTCTTTAACGGATTCCAAGAACTACAACTACTTAATATCAGGGATACTAGTAGTAGACTCGAAACTTTCCAATAATCTTTTACTTGCATTGTTTATCTTCTTTTCCCAAACTGCTGGTTCTTCTGCACTTACTTTAGCTAAGTTAATCTTACGTAGTTTAGTTAACAGATTATTTTTGTATTTAGTTGCCTGTACTAACTTAACATTCAGTTCACTATTTAGTAGTTGAAACTTCTTTGCATCTGCAATAAGAGTATCAATAGTATTCTTTTGTGTTTTTGCAGCCATCTCTAGTTTTGCACTATTCTCTGTGAGAGTAGCAATACGTGCTTGTGTGTCTTTGTAGTAATAGAAACCACCATAGACAACACCACCTACAAGACCAAGAACTACTATTAGTATATAAACTTTTAACATT